GGGGTATCAGGCGGTATCCCAACCACCGTCACCAAAGCTGCAAGGCGCGAATCAGAAGCAAGAGGGGGGTAGCCACTACAAGTCCAAAGCCATCCAGCCTTGGGACTACATCATTGCCAACAACCTTGGCTACCTAGAGGGCAACATCATCAAGTATGTTTCCCGCTGGAAAAACAAGGGTGGCGTGCAGGATTTAAACAAGGCTATGCACTACCTTGAGAAGCTGATTGAAACCAGTACCTAAAGATGTACAGGAACAACCACTTGCTCAGGGCTGTGCGTGATGCCTACTGTATGCACTGCGGGGCTGATGACGGAACAATAGTTGCCGCGCACAGTAACCAGCTACGCGATGGGAAAGGCAAAGGCATCAAGGCCCATGACTACCGCATAGCTGCCCTGTGCCACATCTGCCATCATCAGATAGATCAGGGCACTGCTTGGAACAAAGCTGAGAAGCGGGAAGTTTGGGAGTCAGCCCACCGTAAAACAGTGGGCTGGCTCTTTGACAACGACTTGCTTACTGTAAAGACTTCTTGACTCGCCGAATGCTGGACGTTAGCTGGATTTCCAGTTGTCCAATATCCCGCAGGGCATCGCGCTTTTCATCTGCATCCATTTCCATTGAACGAATCTGCAACTTCAAGTCGCGGAATTCTTTCATGGTCTTTTCCAAGTCCTTGACAAAATCTTGCGCGGCAAACATGTTGATGTTGTCGTTTAAATATTGCCCGTACTCTTCAAAGTTACCGGTGCGCTCAAGGTAGTTTGAAGTACGCACAACCTCATCTACGCTGTCTTTGAGTTCGTAGTACGCTGTTACTGTCCCGCGTGCTTCTGGATCAAGTGCAAAGCGTTTAATCACTGGCAGTTGCTCAAAGCGTTTAGATGCGCGGGGGTTCTCGCTGTTCATGCTAAAGAAGGCATCTAGAGCGTCGGTGAAGTAACCGCCCATAGTTCCGGTGTAGCCTTGAACCAAGTGGTCAATTTTGATTGGGGAATACCCTAGCTTCTTGCCCGCCCACTCAGCAAACTTGGTGGTGCTTGGGCCGACCTGATATTCGGGGGCTACGTCTTCCAAACCTTTGCCAACAATTGGGCGATGCGTAAAGAACGAGTAATTGGTCACGTTCTCCACGATTGGCAGAGCAGCCTGCGGGATTGGGTTAAACGCAAAGGTGCCGGTCAACTGACGGCCCATCGACGCCATGAAGTCCTTACCCGTATCCTGCCCGGCAGCGAGTTCCATGATGCGTTCAGGTATGACTTTAAACATCACACCTACCTCAAACGGGATTGGGATCTTGACGCCCAGCGACGGGATCAACCAATTGTTGTCGCGGGTTTCCTGCTCTTGCTTTAAATACTCATCGTCGTCATGCGTCATGGCCCAGTAAGCCACGGACAGTGCCATGATGGTGGCGCCGCGCACCCAGAAGGTTTTCATGCGGTCAATGTCTGCCTGCGTTGCATCTGAGCGCAGTGCCGGAGCGATGGCTGCGCGGTACAGCACATCCAAGCCCTGCATACGAGCGTTCAAGAAGGGCACGGCGGCGGTCAGCACCCGAACCACCGCAGAATTACCCTTGCGGTTAAAGTTCATAATCTCCAGCGACTGCCACATGGCTTCAGCTTCGTTGCCGGTTTCAGCCAGCACACGTTTATACACTTCCATACGGGTGGCGGCGTCAGATGCGGAGGTGCCCTTTTCCAGCGCATTCCACAAGGATGTGATTGGCTTGGTTGCCATTTCAAAAGGTGTTGGCGCATTGCCTGCCTTGCGCAGTTCTCTTGCAAACTCTTTGCCGCTGGCTCTGACGCCCTGAGCGTAGTCATACCCGCCCAATACACCGGTGTTGTAGAGAGCTTCGATTTCGGGTGACTTGCCCGCGATGGCTTTGCCAAACTGCTTGATGGTGTCAACAATCGGCGTCATCTTGATGCCCGATGTAGTCCATGCTGACAGCGAATCTCGCATCATGTTTGCCAACATAAAGCCGGGGTCTTTGGTCACCAAGTTGCGCAGCAGATTTGCCGGGCCCGCCAGAATGCCCAAGAAGGGCAGGTCTGCCATGTTTAAACTCTTAATAGCCTCCAAGAACAAGGGGTCTTTGGAGAGGTAATAAACCTCTTTGCCGTTTTCCAAAACGCGGTAGGCGTTGGGCAAAGATGACTTGTGATCTAAACGCTCGACCTGACCCAAGAACTGAGCTTGTCCGGTTGCGCGTTGGGCTGCTGTGTTCTTGATGCCTGCTTGAATGATGGCTTGCGAGTTGCGCACCATGTTTTCAAAGAAGTCACCCAATGCACCTTCGCCACCCTTGAGGGCGGGCAGGCTCTTGACGTTGGCAATAGATGAGAAGACGCGAGGGCCAAGCGTGTCTTCTTCGCCTTGCAGGCGGTAGAACGGCACGTAGTCACCGTGCTTGGTCATTTCTGCGGCAGATTCTTTGGATAGCACGCCGGTATCCACACCGTATTTAATCAAGCCGTCGTTGTATTTAATCCAGTCAGCTTGGATGGTTTTAAATTCGGGGTAGGCTTTTTCTAACTGTTTAGCGCGGGCCACATCCCGGGGATCGTTAAACAGCTTCTCTTTGCCCTCTTGATTTAAACGTATACCACGCTGCACGCCAGACCAGAATTGGTAATGACGGAAGACCTCTGGGTCGCCGTACTCAGCCAACGGTTTAAATATGGCAATCAAACCCTTGACGGTGTTGTTCTCGTTAGAAATCTTGGTAATGCCGTTGCGGAAGACTGGGATGCCGCCGACGCGGTCATGTACACCCATCGCAGATGCAAGCAAGCCAGCGCCAAGGTCAGAGAACAGGGCAGCCGATTCTGCTTTGGAGTCTGCCAACTGTGCCGCGCCGCCCATTTCCTTGAGCTTCTTCGCCACCATGCGGTCATACTGAGCCAAACGCTCGTAGCGATTAAGCAGGCGCTGGCGGATCTTGGTAAACGTATCGGGCGTGGTGGCTTCACGGAACCGCTCGCCAAAGGTAGCTTCGTGGCGCGGGACAGTGGTAGCGTTTACACGGTCAATGATGTCCTGTGCCAGAACGGGCTTGGAGCGCAGGCTCAATTTGGCGTTGCTGTAGCCTTTGGCAGCTTCTTCCCGCGTGGGGAATGGCAACGAAAAGCTTTCGTCTAAAGCGCCTTTTTCAGCTTGTATTTTTGTAGGCCAAACTTGCTTGTAATCATAGTTTTTGGGATCGTTTTGTTCTGACCACCTAATGTAATTATTATTCAGCACAACGGGCATGGTTTCATAACCAGCCGCAAGCAAAGCGCGGGCACGGTGCCGCCCCTCATGCCCCATGACCTTAGCGTTGTCGCCATCAACCTCTACAATTAAAAACGGTATAGAGGAAAACTGTTTTCCATCAGCAAGCAGTTGCTTGGCTTGCTCTAGCTTCCAATCAACAACAGCGTACCGTGCCGCTCTGAGGAAGTCCTCAATCGGCATTTCAACCAGCTTATTGCGGCTCTTGTATCCAACAGGCGCTTCCTTGCGCAACTCTGCGTTGTCAAAACGATCTGCCGCGCTGCGCAGGCTTTTGCGGACATCTGGGTTGTTTAAATCATATGTGCCAATGTTGCCAATGGCAGATTTGATTTGGCTGCTGTTGTAAACAGCGAGGCTCTTCTTGCCATGTTCCAACACATAGAAGCCGTCAAAGCCAGCGTCCTTGATGGCTTGCTGCACCTCATCTGCTTCAATGGCGTGCCAATCTCCCACAGCCAGAGCATCCGCCCAATCGTCTGGGTGTTTTAAATTTGCTAGCACTGCGTGGCGGTCAGCCATCTTGGCGTAGTCAAACGGTTTCTCTGCCCGGACATAGACGGGCATGATGTTGGGGCCGGTTTCGAGGAAGTTGGCGTACTGTTTACGAGCGTAGTCCTTGGCCTCTTCAGACAACTGCTGATACGCTGCATCCGATTTTAATTCCGCAATCATTGCTTTGGCGTGCTCGCTGCTGCGTGGATAGTCAGAGCGAATCTCAGCCATTGCCAGCTTGCGTGCAGTTTTAACCTGCTGAGGTGTCAACACCTCTTCGCCGTGTTTAGCCTTACGGTTAAACGTATCGATGGCAAACGCATTGGCAAACTCTGGGCTGTCGGTAATAAAGATGGCGTTAGCCACTCGGCGGGACTGCGTAAAGTCGGTGTAATCACGGGCGGTACCGTGGTACATCAGCTTTGGCTCGCCGTCCTTGTCAACAACTTTGCTGTCACCGAACCATGTTTTAAACGCATCAGTCTTAGGCGCACGCAGGCTGGCCTTCTCTGGCGCAGCTTTGGTTTCCTTGGTGGACTTCAAGGCGCCCTTTTCGATCTTGCCAAAGATGTCCTCGGCAGTTTCGTAGCCGCCCAGATTCATTGCCTCGCGGATGGCTTTAAACAAGTTTTCCATCCGGGTAAGGATGGCTTGCAGCATACCGGCTGGCGGCTTGGTGGTGGCATAGTCACCAAACGCATCTGCAATTGCCTCTTCGACAATCGCATCCATATCGCCGTTGTACTCTTTGATGTAAGCG